ACCCAAAAACAAATAAGATTTAATCAAAGAATGGATAGATTGTATCTTGATATTGATTGGGATGGGGTAACAGCAGATGATTATTTTGTAATTGATTGTTTTAGAGCATTAAATCCTGCTGATTATGCACAAGTATATAATGATTCGTTCTTAAAAAAATATACTGTTGCATTGATGAAACGTCAATGGGGACAGAATTTATTAAAATTCCAAGGAGTTAAGTTACCTGGTGGTGTAGAACTGAATGGAAGACAGATCTATGATGATGCAGAGAAAGATTTAGAAATCATCAGAGAGCAAATGTCCAACATGTATGAATTGCCACCTCTAGATATGATAGGATAGAGTTATGGTACTTAATCCTTTCTTTCAACAAGGTGCTAAATCTGAGCAAAGTTTAGTCCAAAGTCTTATCAACGAACAGTTGAAGATGTATGGTGTTGAGGTGCATTATTTACCTCGCAAATACATGACAGAGAAAACTGTTTTAAGAGAGGTAGTTCAATCTAAATTTGATGATGCATATCCATTGGAAGCATATGTGGATACATTTGATGGGTATGGAGATAACCCAGTAATATTATCTAAGTTTGGAATTGAGCAGAAGAATGAGATAACTCTTACTATTTCTAGAGAAAGATTTGAAGATTATATATCACCACTCATAAAAAATGAATCTAATATTAAATTATCAACTAGACCTAAGGAAGGAGATTTAATTTATTTTCCGTTAGGTGATCGTTTATTTGAAATTACATTTGTGGAGCATGAGAAACCATTTTATCAACTCCAAAAGATGTATGTTTATACCTTGAGATGTGAACTCTTCCGTTACGAGGATGAGGTCATTGATACAGGTATTGAAGAGATTGATAATGAGCTTATAGGGGATGATTATGATGGAACCACTGATGATGGTCTTAATACCATTATTGGACCAACACAGACCCTTACACTGGTCGGTAGTGCTTCTACAGCATGGGCATACACTGGTATTGTAACCTCTGGTGGTATTAGAAAGGTTGTTATTGCCAATAGAGGTGGTGGTTTCATATATCCTCCTAACGTGGGATTTGGATCTGCACCATCAACAGGTGTAACTGGTATTGGTTCAGTTCATGAAATGCTTGGTGGAATGACAGTATGTAATAAGAATGTTGCTAATAATATGAAGTCGATCCAAAGTATTGTTGTAGTAAATCCAGGTTCTGGATATACTGTTGCGCCAGGAATAGCAGTTACTTCTGTTAATAACTCTGGTGGCAGTGGATTTATAGGAACTGTTCATATTGGTGATGGTACATTGGGTGTTGTAACTGTTACTGACGGTGGTGGTGGATTTAGTACATCTACTCCAACGGTTACATTCAATACTCCACTATCCTTTACTAATACAGGTATTGGTACAACTGCTACTGGTGTTGCTGTTGTAAGTGCTGCTGGTACTGTTACATCTATTAGATATACTAATGCTGGTGCTGGTTATACTGCTGGAGACCTTCCAATCTCTGTTACTATTTCTTCTCCTTCCACTGATTCTACTGGAGATTATATCTTTAATGAAATTGTAAGAGGATCTACTTCTGGAGTAGAAGCAAGAATGAGAACATGGGATGCTACAACTAATATTTTAGAGGTTTCATCTGTAAGTGGCACATTTATAATTGGAGAAACTATTGTTGGAACAGCATCCAGTGCTTCCCGTGTATTGAGGAAGAGAGATGAAGATCCATTGGATGACGGATTTGCAGATAATACAGAAATAGAGACAAGAGCAGATTCTATTTTAGACTTTACTGAGCAGAACCCATTCGGTACTCCCTAAATATAATATAGTAGGAATTTAAAAATGTTTGAATATTTTTATAACGAAATCTTGAGGAGGACTATTATTGCCTTTGGTACGTTGTTTAATGGTATTACTGTTAAGCAAGATGGCGGTGATATTAGAATTCCTTTGGCATATGGACCTACACAGAAATTTCTAGCAAGACTTGCACAAACTCCTGATCTTAATAAGGCAACAGCAATTACTTTGCCACGTATGTCTTTTGAGTTTACGGGTCTTACATATGATCCAGGTAGAAAGGTTAGTACCACTCAACAGTTTACTGTAAAAGATCCTACTGACGGAACTGAAACTAAAAAGGCATTTATGCCAGTTCCTTATAATATGCAATTTGAACTTGCCATTATGTGTAAGTTAAATGATGATGCATTACAAATTACAGAACAGATACTTCCATATTTTCAACCTGCTTATAATGTTACAGTTACTTTAGTAGATTCGATTAAAGAGAAGAGAGATATTCCAATTGTATTAGAAAATATAACAATGCAAGATGATTATGAAGGGGACTTTACTCAGAGAAGAGTTCTTCTTTATACTCTAAGATTTACTGCTAAGACATACCTATTTGGTCCTGTTCAACCTGCTACCAAGGATATTATCAAGAAAGCAACTGTTACATATCTTGCTGGTGGTGCTAAGTCAGTTGAAAGAGATCTTACGTATTCTGCTACTCCAAGAGCAGTTAAGAGTTATACAGGTACTGTCCTTACTAACCTAGCAGCAAATGTAGAAATTGCTGACAATCTTATTAAGGTTGATGATGCAAGTGGAATCACTGCTAACAGTACAACCTTAAGTTATCTTACTATCGGTGAAGAAGAAATCTTTGTTAAGAGTAAGACTGGTAATGATCTAGTAGTTGAGAGAGGAAAAGATGGAACAACTATTGCTTCTCAT